TGCAAGCTGATAGCCCATACATCTAACGCGCTATAGGTGTCAAGATCTATAACCCTTTTTTTTGCCATGACAAAATTATCGCTCTAGAAGTATGTTATAGATCTCATCGACACGCTGATTGAGTCGCTTAATCTCTGATAGCAGATGAGTAATGACATACCCTGCAAGACCACCAATGATTAGCAAGGTGCTTATGTAAAGGCTAAAGAAATCTGTTTGGCTCACTTTTTAGGACTCGCATACCCGAAGACTCCAGCGACAATCGCTCCTAGAATGTGACGATAGTCTAGAGAGAAGTTAGATGTCGTTCCCCATACTGCAAGGAAGGCTCCGACTGCGATAACTACTGGATGCTTCATGTTCATTATTCTCCGCCTAACATAGATACTTGAAAAAAAGCACCATCATTGTCAGCTTCTTTCTTAAAGCTAAAATGAGCATGCTTGGTGTGTTTGTTTGCGCCGCTGTACGGACGCCATTTCCAGTTAAGGATTCTGGAACAAATTCGACCCTCAAAAATGATGTAGGCAATTCGCTTTTCTTGCTTAGACTTGCAAGCGATTCGTAACTGGTCACAAAGATCACCCATAATGTCTGGTTCTGATCCCTCGAAAAGGTCACGCGATGCGTCAAAGGCACGAACCCAGCCCTGAGCATCTGGTATGTGATCAGACTTGCCAGCACGCATGTGCCTTGCATCTGCGATCCATCCATCGCTACGCCTACCGCGGCTTGGGAACGAGTCATCTAACTGCTCTCTGAACTGAACAGCAGCTTTACTTAGTCTTGGCTTCACAGTCCAAGAGCAGCCTTTAGATCATCTACCGATAAACCTACGCTTGCTAGTTTTTCGGTAATAGTTGGCTGCGGATCCGCTGCTGCTACGTGCGTATCTACGGCGCTTTGTAGTTGAGCATCGGTAATTTTAGGATCGATAGCGGTGATTGTATGAGTGCCATCTAACGAGTCCATGTTAAGACCGCCAGCTTTTAACTCATTATCTAATTGTGCAAGGTTAATTTTTTTAGTAGTAGTTATCATTAGCAGATTATTACCATTCTAGGATAGACCGTCGCTGTGTCGCCGATCAGATTTGTAGTTCCCGCGTTGACTTTCCATTCCCAATCAAAGTTATAAGAGGTACCTGCGGTTAAGCCGGTAATTATTCCCATACAAACCGCACGAGGTACCGCTGTGCCATCGTATGAGTTGTTGTAATTATTGAAACCGTACGTAGTACCTGCTCCGGCATTTACTCGCCAATCCGAGTTAGTTACACTTGAGTTAGAAGTAAAACCTGTAACTATCCAGTACGCCTTAGTACTTGTCGGAGTAGCGGTAACTCTCAAATTAGTTGAGTCAATGGCTACATAACTAGTAGAGGTCGTTGATTTATTAGCATTGGTAGTGAGTGTTGCCCCATAACCCGCTGCGCCCGCCGCTGCCGCTGCCGCCCATTTTAGACCAGTTGCGGTAGATGAGTCTGCCGTGAGGATTGTGTTATTAGCTCCAACGGTTAAATTATCAAAAGTTTGAGATCCTGTACCTGCAATTAAATCACCCTTAGCTGCAATCTCTGTAGCCATTGAGTTAGTAATAGTTACAGTACCTGAGGTACCGCCGCCGCTAATACCTACACCGGCGGTAACTCCCTCGATGTCTCCGGTAGCACCCGAGGCCGCCCACGCGGATCCCGTGTAATACCATAAAGAGTTATTATCTTTTGTGTAAGCAAATTGCCCTTCTTGAGGCGAGGTAATTGCAGCGTTACGAGCTGCCTCGCTTGCAAAAACTAGGACTCCTTGCATAAGGTAGCCATTTACATCCGCTGCGCTTAGGACATCGCCTGTGGCAAATGTCTTAAAGCCTAATCCTGCTGCCATGTGTTCTCCTTAGTAACTTAAAACGCTAGTGTCTAGAATACCGTATAATGCCGAATCCAAGATGAATCCATCAATGATTGGTTCAGCTGTGCCGAACCTGACCTTCCATGAACTTGGCGTAATCGAGTGGGCTACATTGAACACCTGCTCGGTCTTGGATAAGGTCGTGTTGTTAGGCTGAGTCGTAGTCACGCTAACTGGAGTAAAAAAGTCCATAGTGAGAGCTGCGATAGTCCCGGCAGTGTAAGAATCCTGTTGAAGATCTAGTGTCAATTCATCGACTCGAACTGTGGTGTCTTTGCGTGAGGCAATAAAAGCCTGTGCATAATCCAGGGCTTCTGCATCTGTTTGCATCAGCAACCCAGATTGATTGTAGCTATGAGTAAAGAACTTAGTAATAGAAGCGGCATTTGAAGCAGTCTGAACTGCTCCGCCTGTTCTTGTAATAGTGGCAAGGTTATAAATCTGCGTATCGTCAAAAACCCATTTGACATCGAAATAACCAATGGCTGTGCCATCATCCTTAAAAACTACTGGAGTGCCTGCAACAGATGAAACTGTCAAGTTACGATCTTGGAAGGCTACACGCCCAGAATGATCCATGTAAATTGCGCCGTATTCTGTAGTAGCACAAGTCTGCAAAGCTGCTAGGGCTGTTCGCTGTGTCGCTGGATCTGCTTGAACTGTTGTCAGTCCCATGTCTATGTCACGCAAGGAAGCAGGCCAACCAATAGTGTCTAGGATCTTGCCAATGCGAGTGCCGGTAGTCTCACCTGCAACGGCTCCAGTTACACCAAAAAATTGTGCGTTTTGAAATAATCGGAAGCCATCTACAGCTGTAACAGTTGTATAAACAATGTCACCATTAAACTTAGGGGTGCTGGTGTTATAGGCAGTGATGTAACCTGCAAAGATTGAATAAGTTACTCCTAAGTAACTTGCACTTATAGTTATCTTACGCATTGGATTTAAGAAATTGTAATAAGGTGATGCTGCGTTCTGTGGATTAAAGTCGCCATTCTGATCCAAGATACGGATAGAAGCTGTGCCTGTCTGAAATTGCTCAGATGAGATGTTGCGACCTCGATTAGTCTGGACACTATCTAGAAGGTTTGACACATCTACAATAAGGCTTATCGAATCGGCTAAAACATCTCCGCCACCTAAAGTTGAACTATCTAGAATAAAAGGATAGCCAAAAGTTGCTCCTGTTGAAAAGTCAATGATTACATTGACAACTGGTCTGGTCATAATGCTCCAGCTGTAGTAAGATAGTCACCGCGCTTATTCAGGCGAATAATTGTGTCCTGAATCAAACCAGCAAATTCGTCTTGGTTGCTAATTGCACCAGCATTGATGTTCACAGTGTAATTAGCTTGCATTGGTATTTGTCTGCCTGATCCATTGTTTCCAAGTCCTGCGCCAGAACCGCCAGAATCAAAAGGCATAGTAGTTGGAATGTCAGCCCCTACAAAAGGCTTATAACCACCTAATTGGGCTTGCTCATCTTCTGTAAGAGATTCAAAGAAATCTGCTGCGCTAACACTTGCTGGTAAGCCTGCTGTGATAGCAGCTACCTTTGCAGGGGTTGATAAATCTCTGCCACCAGTAGCTACTGCAAGAGTTGGAGCTTTGACCTGAGCCAAAAGAGCAAGCATCTCTCGAATCTTGCGTAAGGCTTCATCTAGGTTGTTTTGATTGATTAAGTCTTTAGGTGTAAGACCTTTAAGAATGGACTCAATAGCGACCATCTGAGTCTTTTGCATGCTTAAAGCACCAAGAATCTTTAGATCCTCATTAAGTTTGGCTGTTGCAGCAACAATGGCTGCTTCATCCTTAGAAGCAATAGCATCTTCTAAAGCAAGGATTGAACGCTTGACATTTAAGCGAGCAGTGTCATTAGCAATCTGTAAGATCTGTGCGCCACTTGTTGCCTTGCCTAATTGCTCAGCCTGATTAGTGAGGGCTGCTGCAACCTGAATCTTATCAAGATCAAAGATGCTCTCACTGTTGCCAAGTGCAAGGTTTGCTTTGTCGATTGCCAGTTTTAACTTAGCAGCTTTTAGTTTCTTTAGTTCATCGGCTGTTAGTTTTTTGGTTAAGTCACCAGTCTTTTTAATTACTACGAACTGGTTTTGCAATGACTTAAGGTGCGCGTTATCCGATGCCTTAACTTCGCCTGTCTTAACACCCATTCTAGCGATTGCCCCTAGTGGTCCGGCAGAAAGGGAACGCTTAAATGGTGTAGTCAATAAACCAATAAGAGATTTGGTTTCTCCATTGACACTAAAGCTAGTAATCTCGGCTAAGCCTCGAATGAAGTTGCCTGTGCCTATGGATGCTCTTTCCATGTCATCTGCAAGATTGCTTACAGACTTATCTTTGCCAAGGATTTTAAGAGCATCAATTAAACTGGTACCGATGTTCTCGGCTGCATCATCGGCCGCATTGGCTAAAATCTGCATCTGACCTGCATCGGTCAGAGCAAGGTTTTTGTTGAAATCCTTATAGGTAGAGTCTAGAACTGCTACAAGGGCTGCTGCTCTTTCTGCCTCTGTGCCGTTCTTAATTGTTTTCTTTGTAGTCTCGTCAAGAACAAAGCCCACCTTAGTAAGGGAAGCAAAGTTGCCATTAAGAGCTTGTGCCAAGCCGTTAGTCATAGACTTGAACTCATCGGCAGAAGCCGCCGCACCCTTTTCTGCTGTTACATAATCAAGAATGGCGGGTGTTAAGGCTTTGATCGTATCGATCTGTAAATTAAATGTTGCAAGCTGTGACTGAGTCTGTGTGATGTTTTCTTTATTGACAACACCAATGTCTTGCAAGGCTTGTGCTTGGTCATTAAGCGATTGAATCTGTGCATCGGTTGCGCCGACTGTTACCTTTACAAGGTTAGCCAATCTCTGCTGTTGAGCCTGTGCATCCAATGCTGCCTTAACAGATGCCTTGCCGAAAGCAATAACTTGAGCAGTACCAAAAGCAAGACCTGTGGCAGCAGCAAGCCTCTTTACGCCTCTGATAAGTTTGTCAGTAGAAGTCTCGGCTTGTCTAAAAGCTTTATTGCCTGTGAACTCCGCTGCAATGTCAATGACTACATTTGCCATGATTAACCTCTTACCGATGCCCTAGCATTTAATTTATTAGCGGCAGTCTTAATAGCATCAAGGACTGCTTCTCTAGCCTTGCCATTGTTTTCATCGTATGCACGAAACAAAGCGCGACCTTGCATCTTGTCGCGACCCTTCATAGCTTGACCGAACTTGGCATTTTGATTCTCAACAAAACGAGAACTTGGAGTCTTGCGCCCCATTGTTTCGTAAATTGCGCCAGCGGCACTATTGTTAAACACGCGAGCTAAAGATCGAAAACCTCGGCGATTAGGCTTAGAAGGTGATGTCTTATAGCCAATGCCACGCTTGGCAATGCGAGCTGTGTAAGTCGGGAATGTCCCTTCTGACATTTGACGAGGCAGCCATCCGCTTAGAACTTGGTTGTCATCTGGAAGATAACCTTTAGCAGATTGTGTAATTGGCTTTAATGCTGCTGCGATTTCTTTGGGCAAAGCCTTAGCAAGATCTGGAGTGTATTGCTTGAGAGCCTTGCGGAGATTAACGCCGCCCTTTACGCTTGCTGGCATCGCTCACCTCTTTCGCCTCATCTTTTAGACCTTGAACTAGAGCATCTAGCATAGTCTTATCTAAATCTAATAATTGCTGTGGCGCGATTCCCAACCTAATGCTTAGCCTAGCAATTAGATAAGTGAACGGAAGATCGCGCTTTAAGCTAAAGGGTCTGAGTCAAGCACCTCAACACTTTTAAGTGTCTCAATGAAATCAATCCCGAAAGGCTTAACAGATTCACCTGACCTGCGTGTTACTTCCCATGCTAACCAATAGACATCGCTCTGCTTTTCTTCATCGCGAAACGCTTTATGGAAACCCTTTTTAGCGTATTGCTCAAACGAATACTCCACTGCTGGAGTAATTTCGCCTTCTAATACACTTCCATCTGTACGAACTATCTTTAGTTTTGCCATGAGTTTGCCCCTTAGTTAGTTAATTATGCTGATGCTACTGCGATTGTGCCATTGACATTCCATGTAACTGACTGAGTTGAAAGATCTCCAACTGCACCATTTACAGGAGTGATGTTATTGACTAGGCATGACATTGTGTAGCTTGGATTAGTCGCTGAGACTGCCGCACTTGTCTGCTTGATGACTACTGTTGTAGATGTTCCCCATGTTGAGTTAAGTGTCTGTAAAGTCTTAGATGTTGCTTCGTCATTAAAGAAGTCAATCGTTACTGATGAGGCTTCTAGACCTTTAACAAACTTGTGACCTGCGTCACCCATTGCTGTAACTTCCAGCTCATCGAATGAGCGGTTGATTGTTACTGCACTAACTAGCGATGAGAGATCAACCGCATTAACAGTTACACTCACGCCATTTGATAGATAAACTGACATCGGTTTATTCCTCGTCTTTCTTAGTTATTGGCTTTGCAGCCGATGGCTTAACCTGACCGATTTTGATCAGGAAGGCTTCATTCTCTTTTTCCCATTGTTCTAATTCGGTCATGATTATTCCCAACTTGTTAAAATGGATACGGACATCTCACAGCTGAGTAGGTCACCCGAAGCAGCGTTGAGAATACTTGGTGCGCTAATTGCGCTTACATTATAGACCAGAGATGACGCTGCTAACTTGGCGAACACGCCAACTAGAGTGTCTTCAATCCCATTGAGGTTGCCCTCGTTATCAAACATAGGCACAGTCATAATGATCTTAAAGTTAGCCATTGGCTTTACTGTTATTTGACCATTGTTAGTAGGTGTCACATACGGATCATCTGGAGTAACAATCACAGAGTTGGCAAGCACTGTTGCAGGTGGAAAAGCAAAAGTCTGCCACTTAGAGTTATCAACTAGGGCAGTTGCTAAAGTAGTACGAAGTGTAGTGATTGCAACTGGCATTAGCCCACCATCGATGTAGGCGCAAGTGCATGCGCGATCAATCCTCTTACCTTAGCGAGTAGCTGTGCGCTCATTCGATAAGGTGAGGGCTGGAAATCGACTGCGTTACTGCCTGAAAGGGTGGCTGTACGCGCTTGCCAGATCTCAACAGCGATCATCAAAGCTGCTTGCTGGACTGCCATGTCAGTTGTCCAGTCTGTGTAATTTGTTGCTGTTACTAACCCAAAAGGTTGCACAGGATGCTTGGGCTTAATCGCAGCGTGGCTAGTGTTCATGGTGATGGAATCTTCACCAACAGCTGTAAGAACTTTGCTGCCGTTGAATACTGATCCGCATCCTGTAATCGTTACAGTTTGTCCTACAAAAAAAACATCTTCTAATTTTTGATTAAAGTAAAGTGTGCCTTGACCAACAATACTGCTATGAGAAATCACAATCTCTGAGTTAGTCCAGAGCATTGGAAGCAATACTGCATCTGTTGCATCACACACTTCTTGCAAAGTGGCATCAGGGTACAGTGTACCGACTCCGAGTGTTGATCGAAGTTCTGCCACTGTTGTTAATGCCATTGCTTTTCCTTTCGTAAGACTCTAGGGAGTCAGAGGGCTACTGACCCCCTAGAGCGACTTAGTAACCTATTAAGTTAGGTTGAACTTACGAACGCCCTTACCTGACTTAGCAAGATAGATTGCTAGGTATCCGTAAAGGTTGATCTCAATTTCGCCAGATGTTAATACATTAACGCGAAGTTGTGTTTGTGGTGATTCCCAGCAATACACTGATGATGGAGCAACCAAGTATGCTGAATCATCAACTACGCCGGAAGTTGTGATGTTGTGATCAACGATCAAGTCTGTGCCAAGAACATTACCGCGAACAGATGTTGCTACTGCATTACCTGCTGCGTTGTATGTTGCACCTTGTGCTGAGTAGAGTGCGCGACCTGTTGTGTCGGCGTAGCCTGTGATCGCTGCCCATTGGTCAGTAGAAACAACTAGCTTGTTAGCAAAGTCTCCGCCTGTACCCTTGTAAGCTGCTGCGCCTTCTACTGACACGAATGACTGTAGTCCTGCTGCTGTTGCTGCAACACCTGTTGCTGTTGTACCTGAACCAAAAAACTCTGCTAGAAGTGCTGCATCTGTTGCCTTCTCGTATGCTTTGCGGAGTTCAATCATCATTAGTTCCATGAAAGCAGGTTGAGATC